GTCTGGGGATGGCTGGAAGTTCCGTGGACGTGGCGCTCTCCAACTTACTGGCAAGGCAAATTACCAAGCTTTCGCCGACTACATCAACCGACCCGAAGTAATGCACGACCCCGACCTTGTGTCGGGCGAACTGTGTTTTGAGAGCGCGCTGTGGTTCTTCGACCGCAACAAGCTGTGGTCGATCTGCGACCAAGGCACAGGCGACGTCGCAATCCTCGCGCTGACAAAGCGCATTAACGGCGGCACGCATGGCCTCGACGACCGCAAGGCAAAGACAAGGAAGTACAAGCAATGGCTTTAATGCCCAACCCAATGATGCTGTATGCCTTTGCAGGCGCTCTGATTATCGGCGCTGCTTCAGGTTACAAAGTCCGTGACTGGCAGTGCGATGCAGCTTTCGCAAAGGCGCTGGAGAAGGCTGAGAAGCTGCGCGTCAAAAAACAAGAGGTAGTAGACAATGTTTCGCAAACCTATGAAGTTGAACGAGATCAAGCCAATGTGGTGGCAACCGAACGCACCAACACCATTCGTGAAATATACAAGACGGCTCCTGCCGTTCCTGTTGATTGCGCTGGTTCTGATGCTCTGCGCAGGGTGCTCGAAGGCGGTGTCAGTGACGCCAATGCCGCTGCCTCCGGCAAACCTAGCGGCGAAGTGCCCGACGCTTCAGGACCCCCCACTCGTACTTATTGACCCTGAGCGCGCGCTCTGGGAGGCTGACATCATTGCGAAATATACAGATTGTAGTAGCAAGCATCGCTTGACAGTTAAAGCGTGGGAAGATGCCGTAAACGTAAAGTGAGCGACACAGCCAGAAAGGCTCCTAATCATGAGAAAACCTGTAACGGTGGACGAGGGGTTGTATCCCTATTGCACGCCACGTCAGCGGGAAGTGCTTGATGCCATAGTCGCCAACGGTAGCGCAAAACTGGCCGATGCCGCTCTGGGTATGTCCGCTGGCATCGCGTCTGAGACGTACCTCAACGTCAAGCGCAAGGCCGCGAAGATGGGCTACGCGCCTGAGTTCGACTTCACGCGGCCGGTGCCCGACGGCTTTATCGCCAAGGGCGTGTCTACTTACTACAACAAGGAGGGTGACGCCACAGGGCAGTGGGTCAAGGCCTCCATCGACGCGGCTCGGCAGCAGGAGCTGTTCAAGGCCGCCGTCGAGGCAATGGCGACCACGCTACCGCGCCTCGAACCAATCGTCGCGCCAGAGCAGTTCAACGCCGACCTGCTGACGATGTACACACTGACCGACGCGCACATCGGCATGCTCGCATGGCACCGTGAGGGTGGGGCCGACTGGGACTTGCCTATTGCCGAGGCGGTCATCGTCGGCTGCTTCGAGCAGATCATCAAATCCTCGCCAGACAGCGAGACTGCCGTCCTGAACCAGCTCGGCGACTTGCTGCACTATGACGGCCTGTCCGCAGTCACACCCACAAGCGGCCACATCCTCGACGCAGACGGTCGCTTCACCAAAATGGTCGAGGTCGCCGTGCGTGTCCTGCGCCGCATCATCAACATGTTGCTGGCCAAGCACAAGACAGTTCACGTCATCCTCGCCGAGGGCAATCACGACATGGCCTCGTCCGTCTGGCTGCGCACGATGTTCAAGGCGCTGTACGAGAATGAGCCGCGCATCACCGTCGACGACAGCGCGCTGCCCTATTACGCCTATGAGTTCGGCGTTGTCATGCTGGCCTTCCACCACAGCCACTTGAAGAAGTTCGGCGCGATGCGTGAGATCATTCCAGCAATGTTTTCCGAGATGTGGGGCCGCACAAAGAAACGCTACTGCCACACAGGAAATTACCACCACACCAAGGAAGACGAGGCCGCAGGGCTGAAGGTGTTCCAGCACCCGACACTGGCCGCAAGAGACGCGTATGCCTCTCGCGGCGCGTGGTTCTCGGATAGGGAAATATGCTCAATAACGTACCACAGAAAGTTCGGGCAGGGTATGCGGGTCTACGCTTGCCCTGAAATGTTAGATGCCGTATGATGAAAGCGGGTTTTCAGGTGCGCAAAACGTAAAAAACTGATATAGGGGCGCGTTATGGCCACAACAATGACATTCACGACGCTGAAACAGGACGTGCAGCGTTACCTTGAGCGTGGCGACACCCTCGCGTCGGACCCCATTGTCTTTGAGCAAATCCCGCGCCTGATCAACCTCGCCGAGCGCCGCATCGCCCGCGAGCTGAAAGTCGAGGGCTTCATCAACGTCGTGACTGGCACGCTCGCTGTGGGGCAGTCTGTCTACTCCAAGCCCGACCGCTGGCGCGACACGGTGTCGGTTAACATCGGCACAGGCACTACGTTCAGCAGCCGTAAAATCATATTCTCCCGCGTCTACGAGTATCTTCGGTCTTACTGGCCAGACGCCTCGCAAACGGGCACGCCCCTCTTCTACAGCGACTATGACTATAGTCACTGGCTATTCGCGCCGACACCAAACGCAGAATACCCATTTGAAATTCTATACTACGAACTGCCGCCACTGCTCGACGACACGGTGCAGACGAACTGGATTACGGAATACGCCCCGCAGCTTCTGCTTTACGGCGCGCTGGTTGAGGCGACACCGTTCCTGAAGAACGACGAACGCATCCCAGTTTGGCAGAGCATGTACGACCGCGCGGCGGCAATGTTGAACGGCGAAGACCTCGCCAAAATCCTAGACCGATCCGCCGTGCGCAAGGAGGCGTAATGACCAACACGTTTACACAGGTTTTTGGTGGCACGACGATATACCCGTCGGACGTCTCCTATTTGTCGCTCGCGCTCACCGCCAACACCACCCTTGAGTGGCCGCTTGAGAGCAGCACGGCCGAGTACCCCGTCGCCCGTATCATCGACGTGACACCAACAGGCGCGTTCTCAATCACCATGCCGCCCGCCGATCAAACCGGCACCGGCCAGACGGTCCTGTTCAACAACCTTGGGCCGAATACTGTCACCGTCAAGAACAGCGTGGGCACTACGCTCCTGTCAATGGCGCAGGGCGAGCAGTGGCAGATATACCTCACCAGCAACACCACGGCTGCCGGTACGTGGCGCGTGTTCCGCTACGGTGCCGCAACGGCGCAGGCTCAGGCGTCGGCCCTTGCTGGCTACGGCCTCACCGCGACCGGCTCGACACTGTCGCAGTCAACGCCGGTTACGCTCTTCAACTCGAACTATACCTCAGGTGACGCAGACCGCGCCGAGGCGTATGTGTGGAACGGTGGCGTCGGCACGTTCACGCTGCCCTCGGCGGTGACGGTCGGGGACGACTGGTTTGTCTCGCTACGCAACGGCGGTACCGGTGACTTAACTGTCACGCCGCAGGGTGCCGAGACCATCAACGGCGGCGCTTCGCTGGTAATGGCACCGGGTGACAGTGCGACGCTAATCACAGACGGCTTGAGCTGGTTCACCATCGGCCTCGGTCAGAGCGCGGTCTTCGCCTTTGACTACACAGCAATCAGTTTAGCCGCCCTGAGCGGTAACTACACGCTTGCTGGCAATCAGCTTAACCGCATTGCCTATGAGTTCAATGGCGCGATTGTGGGTAACATCGAGGTTATTGTTCCGAGTACGGTGCAGCAATACTGGGTATACAACAACACAACAGGCGGCTCTTTTACTCTACGCGTTCGAACCAGTCCCCAGACACCGGGTGTGTTGGTCGCTCGCGGCAGCCGCGCCATCCTGTACTCCAACGGCACTGAAGTCGTTGACGCAGAGACAGGCGGCATCGCGACGCCAATCGCCATCGCCGACGGCGGCACGGGTGCAACGACGGCTAGTGCCGCGCGTATTAACCTCGGCGGCTCATCTCTTGGAATTTCCATTTTTACTGCGGCTGCAACGACAAACGTATGGACTGCCTTGGGCCCAGCACAATCTGGGAATGTTGACGGCGGCGCATTTTAATGGCTGAACAGATTGTCCAGATACGCTCCGCGCCCGGCATTAAGCGGGACGGGACGAGGTTTGAGGGCGACCAGTATGTCGACGGGCAGTGGGTCCGCTTCCAGCGTGGCCTGCCGCGTAAGATCGGTGGCTACCGCTCGATCAACAAGTTCCTGCGC